GACACCTGAAGAGCGAACTAAAATACAACGCGATTGGTACCGACGTCAAAAAGACGAAATCATGATTACTGAAAGTAATGTTACGTGGAATCCGATGAGTTACCCAACGCGCGATTTGATGTTATTTGAAGAATTAACGGCTGATGTAATAGCAATTATTGACACGTTCGGAATGAATTACAATCTTTTTTCAAGCGACAAAGGATCCACATTTTCAAACGTTCGCGATAGTTTAAAAATGGTTTATCAGGATACTATAATTCCGGAAACGCAAGCAATGTACGATTCAATCATGCACCAATTTGGATTAAGCCAACAAGGTTATTATTTAGAGGCTTGTTTTGATCACGTACCCGTTTTACAGGAAGACGAAATGCAGAAATCCCAAGCGCAAAAAATCGAAGTAGATAGTTATTCTATTTTATTAAAGGACGGTATCGTTACACAGGAACAATACGCGGCTCAGTTTGATATTGAAATCCAACCAATTGATAGAACTCAAAGCCAACAGGCAGCGCTCGCACAGGCTCAAACCAATTTAAAGGGTACCGTTGGAGGTTTGGATGGAATAATTAACTTAAATACAGCCGTTTCAACCGGGCAAATGGATCGACAAACCGCAGTAAATACATTGATTTCATATTACGGATATGATTCAACGGTAGCAAATAGTTTAATTACCACGCCAAAAGAGGTTATAACGCCCGTAACAGTATAAAAAATGATATTTGCACACCGATAAAACAAAGGAAATAGTAAATAAAATGAGAAATAATCTTTATAATATAAAAGCAGCCGCCGAAATTCGCGATATTGATTCCGTTGGTAGAAAAGTTGCGGTCTATTTAGCGAAGTTTGATAATATCGATTCCGATAACGATATGATTCAAAAAGGCGCGTTTACAAAATCAATTCAGGAACGCGGACCGCAAAGTGCAGGTAATAGAAAAATCGCTTTTTTACGCCATCACAATTGGGAAATGCAAATCGGGAAATTCCTTGAATTGAATGAAGACGATAACGGATTATTTGCGATTGGTGAATTAGGTACTTCAACGCAAGGCGAAGACGCGTTCAGGGATTACGAAGACGGAATAATTCGCGAGCATTCAATCGGGTTTCAATATATCGAAGACAAAACAAAATGGATCCCGGATACAAGCGTTGAGGCGAGCGGTTATTTTTCAGTGAATGAGGTTAAACTTTACGAAGGCAGCGCGGTTACATTTGGAGCAAACGAATTAACAAACGTTGTTGAGGTTATAAAAGGGCAACAAAAACACGCCCGTATAGAACGAATAACAAACGAATTAAACATCTGTATTAAGGCACTCGTAAACGGTAAAGGAACCGACGAAAGATTGCACGAGATGGAAATGAAAATAAAATATTTAAACAGTGAATTAATAACACTTGCAAACGCGGATCCGATCACGATTCAATCCGTAAAAAGCGAGCCGTTGAATGAGCCGTTTAATTGGAGTAATGTAATAAATAATTTAAAATTCTAAAAAAATGGAAGACGAAACAATGACGCCGGAAATGGCAGTCGAACAAATCAACAAAATGGTAGCGGATAAATTGCAAAATTTATTAACGCAAGCGGATTTAGACGCGATCAAAACAGAAATGGAAGGTTACAAATCTTTGCAAGTTAAAAGCGATGAGTTAATGAAAGCAATCGCAAAAATGGAAGGCCGTATTGAAGCGAAAAGCGAAACAATTCACAACGAACCAACTTCAAAAAATCCAAAAGGTTTAGCGGGTAAATTGTCAAAAGCATATGCGGATAATATCGCAACTATAAAAGATTCAGTTGCAAAAGGTCAAAACTTTACTTTGGAAGTAAAAGCGGCGGGTGATATGACAATCGACAATGACTATTCAGGAACCTACGCATTAACAACTTTGGATCCTGAGGTTAACAGAATTTCACGCCCAACGCGTCGAATGATGGAAATTTCAAACGTAGGTACAACGGCCTCAAAATTTGTAGTTTATATTCAACAAACACAACAGGCTTCAAGCGCATGGACTGCGGAATCAATCGAGAAACACAACGCCGAAATTAAGTGGGAAGAGGTTTCAAGCGAGGTTAAAAAAGTTGCTGGATTCGTAAAAGTTTCAAAAGAAATGCTGGAGGATTTAGCGTTTGTTCGTTCTGAAATCAATACTGTTTTGATGGAACAAATCGAACAGGCGATTGACTATTCAATGATAAACGGCGCGGGCGGTACTGATTTGAACGGTTTGATCGGTAACATTCCGGTATTTGCTGCGGGTACTTTTGCGGGTACAATCGTTGGAGCGAATATAATCGACGTTATTCAGGTTGCAAAAGCACAAATACAAGCGGCTAATTTCCAACCTACGCACGTAGTAATGAATCCGGAAGACAAAGCGAAATTTGAGTTAACAAAAAGTTCAACAGGCGAATATACATACCCGATGTTCTTTACAGGCGCGGAAAATGTAGCTGGTTTAATTATAGTTGCTTCAAACAACGTAACAGCGGGAACGATAATCGTTGGTGATTTCACTAAGTTAATCGTAAAAGTTCGCGAGGCCGTGAATTTAACAGTAGGTTATGAAAACGACGATTTTACTCGTAACATGGTAACAATTATCGCTGAAGCTCGCTTAGTTCAATATATTAGAAACAACGATCAAAACGCATTTGTAGAAGCTGATTTGGCAACTGCAATAGCTGCATTAGAATTGTAATAATTTAGTTCAATATGGAAAAGAAACCACGTAAAAAAAAGGTTCTGAATTTAGATTTAGAAACAAAAGAAACAGTTGTAAAAATTGTTGAATTGGATCCAAGTTTAATTTACGAATTTATTGGAAATGGAAATTTTCGCACGTTACCAAAAGGATCGGTTTGGAAAATAAACGGTGAACTCGCTTCGAAGTTTATTTTAAAAGGTTACGGAAATCTAAAATAAAAAAAATGATTTTAAGCATTCAAGATTTTGTTGGGAAATACGCTTTGCATACGGGGATGTACGATGTTAATAAATTGCAAGATTATATTGATATTTACGAACCGCGTTATTTAAAAAATTTGTTTGGAATTGATTTGTATAATCAGTTTCAAAGTGATCTATTAAACAACGTTCCGCAAAGCCCAAATTTCCTAAAAATATTCAACGAATTTAGCGAAGATTTAGGGTATAGCTTTTACACCAATTACGGTTATGCGTATAGTTCAAATCAATTAGATTCAGAGGGTATTTTACAAATGTTGAAAGGCTTTATTTATTTTGAATATTCCAAAGATTTAGTAAACCAAATGACACCGTACGGAAACGTTAAACCTTTGAGCGAAAACTCAGAGGTTGCGAATACGGGTTTTTCCATGATTTACACGCGATACAACGAAGCGATTAGGTCGTATCGTTCAATTCAAAGTTACATAAGATACAATAACCCCCCAACCGGTCAAATAGTTGATTTATCAATTATTAACGGCGGGGGTGGGTATCTTACAACAAACGGATTAACGATAATAAACGGTAACGGGGTTGGAGCGACGTGTAATGTAGTAGCGAATAATATTGGCGGTATTTATTTATTTACAGTGACTGCAAACGGCTCAGGATATACGGATGGAACTTATACAATAACAACGGGGAGCGGTTACGATGCAACGGTTACGATTACAACTAATTTAGGCGTGGTTGTTTCAGTTGGAATTGTAGATCCGGGATTCGATTATTTGTTTGGTGATGTTATTACTATTCCGGGCGGGAATAATGATGCGTTTTTTACGGTTGATAATGTCATGATTGGATCGATTACGAGCGTTCAAATTGTTGAAGCTGGTAAGGATTTCAAAATCGGAAATTTTATTAATATAAAAGACGGCGTTAATTTAAGTTGTGTATGTGAAATAAATTACGTTGGAATCGGAAATTACAATAAATTCAGGGGGATCGCTAAATCAACGGCGTATTGGTTATGATAAATGACATTTCACAAGCGGTAGAAAGTTTAGTAAACGCAATAGATACAACGATTGACGGCGTTTATTTGCCCGCTCCTGAAGAATATACAACCGTATGTAACACAAAATGGGCGCGAATAGGAAAGACAATAACAGATTCGCAAGGAACGCCGTTTTTAATTACCGATATTAATTACGATAATTGGATTCAGGCGGGAATAATTGACGGAGTAATAAATTTACAAGCGCCCTATTTTGTTCCGGGTACAAAGATTGAAGCAAACCGAGAATGGACAATTTCAACAAACGATTTAACGCAGAAAACGCCGTTAGTTTGGTTACTTCATGGAATCCGATATAATTCATTCGGTAAAGAATCCGTTTACGCGTGGGAAAGCGATTTGAGAATCTTTTTTTTGGATGAAACCGACATATTAAATTTTTACACAAAAGACCACATTCAACAGGTTGTAATTCCAATGACAAAATTAGCGGATGAGTTCGTTAAGATTGTTCAAAGTGATCGCAGTTTTTTACGCGTGGACAATTGGGAAATTGTAGAATTTAGTAGGTTCGGAACCGAACAGGAAAA